TTCAAAGATCCTGCCATGCAGCAGTTGATCAAGAAAGCACGCGGTCACCGGGTTGAGGATGAAACTACCTTCCTCGGTTACATCGAAGAGATTCGTGAGTCTGGTCGTATCGTTTCCCCATCGTTGGTGGTTTACGAGCGTCCAGAAGTAGAACGTTCCGTTACAGCTGAATGGCTGGATGACAACATCGCGGCTCGTAAGAAGTCGAAGAAAGCGATGTTTGAGTTGAAACAGATCGGTGAACTGATGAAGTCTGCTCTTGCGGACTATGACCAGAACGCCCGTAAGATCCGTATTAACTCCGTATCCGGTATGCGTGGCTTTGAAGGTAACCCAATCTTCTTGGCAACCGGTCACTCCAGTTTGACATCCATGTGCCGGGCAGCAGCGGGGTACGGTAACGCCACTGTTGAAAGGTTCATGGCGGGGTCGAAGCATTACCATACGCCAGAGATAGCCAAAGCCAACTTGACAGCTATTACGACTATCGAACAGATGAGTCGGGTTCAGTTGGTGATTGACGAATACAACCTCGTGTATCCAACCTCGGATGACGTGGTAGCCATGGTTGAGCGTTCTACCAGTCTGTACTGGGACATCCCTCACGAGATGGCTTTGATCCGTCAGATGGCAGAAGGGATGACTCCACTGGAACGTGCCACCGTCTGCTACTCGGGTGACATGTACCACTTGGCTAAGTTCAACCCTGACGTTGTTAAGAACCTGATGGGCGAGATGATCGCCATTAATATCGAAGACATGGAAGACGTTGATACTGACGCCATCCTGATGACTGTCGATACAACGGCCATAGCTTACATCAACGCCCTGTGTGCAAACATCCTGAAAGGTAGTACGCACAAGCTGGTTAAAGAGAACAACCCGGCAGGTTGGCAGGTTATCGGTCGTACAGCACAGCGCTTTAAAGAAGCCTCTGCTAAGTACGCAACCCTGATCACTAACCTATTTGCGCCTAAGCATCTTCCGCCGACTGTAGCCGCTCTCAAGGGTATTCAGCGCCGTGTATGTCTGGCAGCAGATACCGACTCCTCCATCTTCAGTACTGAATACTGGGTTGAGTGGTACACCGGCAGCATGAAGCGTGGTGAAGTAGAGGACCGTATCTGGTATCTCGCCACCTACATGTCTTGCCAGTGCATTGCGCACAGTCTGGCAATGCTGTCGGCTAACGTGGGCGTGGAACGTTCGCAACTCTTCCGTCTGGCAATGAAGAACGAGTACGCCTTCCCGGTGTTTGCTCTAACCAACCTTGCTAAGCACTACTTCTCCTTCATGTCCATGCGGGAAGGTAACGTTTACGAAGAGAACGAACTGGAGATCAAGGGTGTAGAGCTGCGTGGTTCTACTGCACCTAAGCACATCTTGAAAGCGGCTGAGGAGATGATGGAGAACATCGCTACTCACGTCAACGAAGGTCGGAAGATGAATGCGGGTAAACTCCTGCGATTCGTTGCTGACCACGAGATTGAAACGATCCAGTCCATTAAGCGTGGGGAATACAAATACCTGCGTTCTGCTCAGATCAAGCCGGACAGTAACAAGATGCTTCACCACGAACTGTGGCAAGAAGTGTTCGCTCCTAAGTACGGTGAATCTGTAGCGCCACCGTATCCATGCGTTAAGATCACTTCTGAGCTGTCTAACAAGACGAAGACTCAGGAATGGTTGGCAGGTATGGAAGATCAGGAGTTGGCCAAGCGAATGGCTGCGTGGATGGTCAAGTGGAACCGTAAAGAGATTACTACCTTTTATCTACCAACCATGGTGATCAAGAACGGTGGTCTTCCTATCGAACTACAGGAAGCTGCAAACGTCCGGAAGTTGGCCTACCAGATCAACTCAGGCTTCTACCGGATCTTGGAGTCTACTGGTCTTCATCTGGTGGATCGGAATAACTACCGTCTGATCTACGACTTCTTGGGACTCACTGCATGAGACAGAAAGCTGCTGCATTTATCACAGGTATCACAATCAAACGTGGTAAGTTTGGTCATGGTGAATGCGGCAGCGTCGCGTTCTATGACTTCAATGAACCGTTACCCATGAAACTGGCTACTACGATCGTATACATCCGGGAGCGGATCAATCAGGTAGCTTACGATAGATTGATTGGAGGTGTGTATGAGCCGACGACTTGATACGTTACTCAATAAGTTTACTCTCGGCGATGGACCTAAACCTCAGATCGATATGACCAAGGGCGGTCAGGGTTGGGTTCCATGGCAGGCGGCGTTATACCCAGGCTCCAAGTTATTCGAACTTAAGGCCACCCACGGCTTACCGCTAGACATAGCCGTTGATCGGGTTATCAATCTCGAGAAGCTTCGTATTGAATGGCCTAGTTTTATCGAAACGGCCAGGAAAAATGGGTGGTGGGATTACATGACCATCGAAGCTATGGAAGTCGCCCTGACTGATGCGGATGTAAATCGCATCCTTCGCGATGAGATCATTATCAGTGCCAAGATGTATATGTTGGCCAATCCAATCGACATAGCCACCGCTTTGGTGGCCAAGGGTGATAGCAATGATCGGTAACATTCTTATCGGTACTGATAGTCTTCCATTGGGCGCTCCTGTGCCCGGCGTTACTGAAGCTATCCCAGAACCGGAAGTAGCTGAAGAACCTACCGAAGAAGTTGAACCGGTAGACGAGTAAACGGCATACAGAGCGGGGCACTGCCCCGCTCTGTTTTATGCTGCTGGCAGTCTTTCCACAACCATCCTTACAAGCCGCTCAGACAAGTAACCCGAGGCAGCCCCAGTAAGACCATTGTCGAACGTCTTCTCTTCCTTGATCTGGATGAGAGTGCGTCTGAGAATGGTTGTTTCCTTGAGGATGCGGTCGTAACCACTCTTCTCAGCAAACGCCAGCATTACAGCTACAGCATCCATCTTTTGCGCCATCAGTGCCCACTCTACCTGATAGGTAGGAGTCATGGATGGAAGACAAACGGTGTCGAGGTAGTTGCTGCCGAAGATAGCTGGAATAGAAGCCATCATCTGCCCACCAGTCATGGCCTTAGCCGAGACCTTACTGTAGACATCAACAACAATAGCTTGAGCTGGGTCATTCACCGATGTTTGACCGAATGGTAGATTGGTCTTGACATCGCAGCTTTCGCGAATACCCAAATGAACCATCAGCTTATTGAACAGAGCCACGTTAAGGTGACTCTTAATCATGTTGAGTAGAACAACCTGAGTCAGGAAGGCTTCAATCAACTTACCCGGATTAGCTGCCTGCCACATCTTCCATTGAGCAGCCAATAGAGGGATGTCGATGTTGATGACCGCTAAGTCTGGCTTCTCGATGTCGATGGAGTTCATCACACCGAGTTCGACCATTGTCATATCGCTGATTGGGTGATTGACTACAGTGACCGGCTCAAGGTCCTGCCATCCACGCCAAAGGTCCATGATCGTGTACGACTCATCGCGAGAGTACATGATGATCTCAGGGCAGCCCGGATAAAAGACGCCTTCTGTGAATAGGGTCCCTTTGCTGAAGCTGGCCGCAATGCCCAGTCCAGAACACATCCGTCTGGCCGCTATCTCACAATCAGCCATGTACTTGACCAGATCCCCTGTAAACTCGACATTGAGGTTCAGGAGGATCTTAGCTAATAGATGAGAGCTGTCGACACGACCTGGATAACTACCGCGTTCGGTTACGTACTTCTTATAGTTCTCGCTAACCCTCCCACGCAGATAGTCCATCCGGGGGAACTGGAAAGGCGAATTCTCAAACCGGGTTGTCCGATTAAGTAACTGATACATTTTAATGTCCCGGATAGATGGTTGCGTAAAAAGTTACACATGTTCACTATTATATAGTAGATCCCTCGAAGACATTCGTAACCCGAATGTCTCGACAGCGTCTGCTACCCTAGTACGCTGTTTAGAGTCATTTTATTTGGACCGCGACCAACTTATTTTAGGTGATACATTACCAACTGGCAGAAACGATAGCATTAGCTAATTCGAATCTAAAAGATTTACAGGTATACATTACCTGATTGAGTTTAACCAGTAGATAAGGAAAGTCGAAGTGATCTAAGTAAAAAGTCACACAGCAACAGAATCTTAAGACCCGCAGCGTAAAGCCGGTTTAGTGCAACCGGTTCAAGCCCGTGCTATTCACGACGGTGGGTATTGCCGGGAATCCCTGATAGCGATAAGGGTAATAGTACCGTAACTGCCAGTTAGGCACCATCGCAATAAATGTGTACACAAAATCTTTAGGAGTAGTACCAGTGAGCAAAGAAAACGGTAACGACGGCTTCGAAATGAAAGATGACGCACCAACCCCACGCGCCGAAGCTCCAGCATCTGAGCGCCGTGAAGAACGTCGCGAAGAGCCACGTCGTGAAGAACGCAACACCCGCCGCGATCGCGATGACCGTGAAGAAGGCGAAGAACGTGCGTTCACGATTGCGGACATCGGCCGTACCCTGAACGTCCGTCCATCCAGCGGTGGCCTGAGCGATGCTGCTCTGTCCGCACTCATGGCTGCGTTCGAGAAGAACAAGGCGTTCGACAAACCGAACCTGCCTGATGCAATCAAGCGCGACCGCTTCAAAGTGATTCCGCTGGACGGCTCCCTGGCCAAGTCCTCGCTGAACTCGCTGCTGGTAACTCTGCCAATCGTCATCGGCGCTGGCAAGGCAACTCTGGTTTACGTTCTGACCATCGAACCGGCCGGCGGCCACGGTACTCGCAGTCAGGTCGATCGTGGCACCACTTACGATGCGATCGTTCTGCCTGAAGACCAACTGGCTACCAAGCCGTACAAACGCGCCATCGAAGATCAGGTCGCTGGCCTGAACAAAGATGCCAAGGTTGTGGTGATCGGTTCGCAAGTTCTGCTGTCGTCGGTTGTAGCGAAGCTGAACAAAGAAGAAAACAGCGCCGTCGTCGATCGTATCTTCGACAACGCCCTCGACGCACTGTGCGGCTACCGCGAAAACCTAGTCGACAAGGCCGGTGGTTCCCGCAACAGCGCCTTCCGCATCAGCCCGAAAATGATCGGTCGTACCGGCCGTCTGGAAACCACCTGGAACTACAGTGGTCAGCCAGGCGAAGACAGCTCGGGTCAGCCGATCCGTTCCGACTGCACCGGTAACCTGTTCTACAGCGAAGCCAGCAACGAAGACGACAACCAGTACGACCGTACCCCAATGGGCGAAATCCGTGCCGGTATCGACCTCTTCCTGGCCGATGATCGTGAACAGTCCAGCGGTCCATCCTTCTCGCGTCGCCGCAAGTCGCAAGAAGACGGTCTGCCGTTCATCCAGGCTGTACTGAACATCACCTCGATCGCTCCAGCGCCGAACTTCCCGTTCTCCCTGGAACTGGCACTGCTGCTGTTGGCTCAGGCCAACCTGCAATCGAACGACTACCGCTGGGCTTCCCAGCTGCGTCCTCGCACTGCAATCAGCAACCCAGACGGCACCGGCGTGATGAAGCCTACCAGCAACATCAACTGCCTGCACTTGCTGAACCCGAACCGCGACTTCGCCAAGATCTTCGACGACGTGTCTCCGAACATGGACGACAACGATCTGAGCGATTACCTCGCGTTCACGGTCTTCCCGAAACTGGCCATCGGCATGATGATCCCAAGCTCGGGCGAGAAGTCCTCGGTTCTCTCGATCTTCGAAAGCATCGCGACCACTCGCGATACCGACGTTGCTCGTCGTCACACCAAGACGCTGTTCGAAGCTGCCGACGTTCTGTCGGGCAACCGCTTCAGCCGCGCCTACAAGGACCTGGCTGGTTCCACCGACGTAGCTCCAGTGCGTTCGATGGGTACTCGTCAGCTGATCGGTACTTGGGTTGATACCCAAGGCAACGTGCGTGACCTGCGTGAATGGAACGTCCAGTCTCTCCTCACCGAAGTTGGCGAGAAGAACATCGACCTGGTTACTGACTTCCAGTACACCTACGAAAACGATCGCAACACCGTGGACTTCTGCCTGGCAGAACGTCTGGCCTACCTCCAGAAGGTTGTTCCGGGCATCCGCGTTACCACCACCGCTCCGCTGCTGGGCTTCGAGCCTGACTTCCTCGAGGCGCTGTCGCGCTCCCTGGACGCAGCTGACATGTCGAGCTACATGACTGCCGAAGGCGGTCTGAACACTCGTCGTCACGTTGGTGGCAGCAACTGGTCGCAGCTGGCAACTTCCGACATCGGCATCAGCCGTCGTCGTGGTTCCGACCGCACCACCGCTGATCGTGGCCGTGGTGGTCTGTTCGACACCATCGACTACTAAGTCGGCAGATGCGGTAAACTGACACGGGAGGAGGGGCAACCCTCCTCCTGTTTCTTTTTTCTTTATCTGCGAGAAGCGCCATGGATTTGATTAATTACGATATCTACGAGCCACGTCAGCGTTATCCGGGGCGTAAGGGTATCTATCCGATCATTGAAGACTTCGACCTGATGTTCAAGAACTTGAGCATTAAGCCGATGTTGGCAAACGATCTGGATCTCGAAACAGATGAAGGTAAACAGCGGTTCAACGATCTGGTCTACACCAAGTACGATGGTGACGTGTTCTCCAACGTGCCGGCGTGTCCATGTCGTAAGACTTCTGGCGGTAGCCGTATTCATGACAACTGTATTCACTGCGGTTATGAAGTACTACCGATCACAGAGCAAACGATCGAACCTATCGTCTGGGTAAGGGCACCTGACGAAGTTCCTGGGTTCATCAACTTGACAATCTACCGGTTGCTCAAGGCCCGATTCACCAAGTCCTCATTCAGCGTCTTCGACTACATCCTTGATCCAAAGTATCGCCCTCCTAAGCTTAACAGCAAAGAAGAGCGTCTTATTGAAGCGATCGTACCTACTCGTGGGTTGGTCTACTTCCATAAGAACTTCGATGAGATCATGTCCAAGTTGTGCGCAATCAGGCACTTCGTAACAGCGGCCAAAGCTGCTAGCACGATGCGTTTCATTGATATCCACAAACACCTGATCTTCTGTCGCTACATGCCGTTCCCATCCAAGATTGGTTTCATCGTCGAAGATGTGGGCGACCGTACGTATGTCGATCCAAAGATGGCGCCCGCACTGGATGCGCTCATCTGTCTTGGCAAGGTAGCATCAGCCAAGCGCATTTCGCTGTACGATCTTGAATCCCGGATCGCACGGTCAAGCAATAAGCTCTGCACCTATTACTCTGGTAACGAGCACCTCAAAATCTTTGACAAGAAAGGAGTATTGCGAAAACTGGTTTACGGTGTATCGCCGCACTTTACGTTCCGTACGGTAATCACCTCGAACCACAAACCTCACGATCACGAGTCTCTCGAGATTCCATGGGGTTCAGCTGTTCTGACGTTTAAGCTCCACATCGCGAACAAGCTACGGAAGGAGAAGTATACTCCTAACGAAATCTTGACGCTGGTCTACGATAACGTTCTTCGGACGCACCACCGCATTGAGAAGATCTTCGACGAGTTGATCGCCGAATCTCCAGGCGGTCGAGGGATGATGGCAGGCTTTACGCGGTTCCCATCGCTTAAGCGTGGTTCTACGCAAGGCTTCTACATCGATACGATCAAACGCGATCCTACCCAATTGAGTACATCCATCTCTGTGTTGACGCTGGTAGCGCCTAACGCCGACTTCGATGGTGACTACATGTCTGGACAATTGGCACTGGATAACGTGACAGCAAGGGCTTTCGAGCGCCTGAAACCAAGTACTGGGTTCATGGACCTCAAGAAGGTCTTCGGAGTGAGTAACCACGCAAACATACCTGCGCCGGTTATCTCTACAATCAACGCACGTATTGAGGAAGGAAACGACCTATCAGTACCCATGGGAGATTGACATGGCTTACATCGTAAGTGCTGATGATGACGTAATCCATGCTGCCACTCACGGTATCATGGACAGGGATGACCTGAGCTTCCTGCGAGATCGCATGGACAGCGCAATGTCGTCTGCTGGCGGATATGCATCCAGCTTCTTAAAGGCGGCTAGCGACAGGCTGGCTAACTTCGATCTCGGTCGTCTGCGGGATCGCGTGAGTGGCCTACGTGACAGGTTTGGTAAACGGTGGGACGAGGATAGAATCGTTCTTCTGGCAACTCGTGAAGGGTTGCGTAATGCCAAGCCGAAGATGCGTCGAGCAGCAATGGCCGAACCAAGAACCCGACGTCTCTGGCAACAAGGACGCTTGGAAGGCTATGGCGAGCTTTACGAAGACGAAGAACCAGGCATGATTGGTCGAGACCATACGCCGTACCGTGAAATCATGAACGGTGCGTACGTTAGTCAAGACATTCCAGATGAAGATCACTTCGTGACCTATCTTCTGGTACAAGACGAACATGGTGATGAACCATTTACGTTCAATGAGAAAGACATGACCCGTCATGGGACATGGGCAGCTCAGCGTGGCTTCATCGACGAAGGCAAGCAAGATCCACTCAGCCCGATTGGTAACACACTGTAAAACGTAGAGCCCGGTGAAAGCCGGGCTTTATGCCCTTTATTTTTGTCAGGAGTAACGATACATGTTTCTAGTTAAAGGGATACTCCCTACGGCCCGTGATAAGACCAGTGCATTCACGGAGATACTTCTCGAAGGTTCAAACTTCGATACGCGTCAGGATATCCTTCCAGAGCTCGGCATTGCTCTCAGTACAACCGACGCACCGATTACTTGGGAAGATGCCCACGGATACGTAAGTGTCTTACGCGGGTACGGTAAAGAACTCATCGTTTACTACGTCACCTTTAAGTTCGATACCCATGAATTCGGCGCAGAAGAGTTTGCGTTACTCGATGGACATCGGGTAGCCGAAAGGATTGGATTGATAGTTGCAGGTCAGGTAGAGGATGACGATAGACCAGCGGCTATTTACTTCATGGAAGGAGTGTGTCAGGAACTCAACTATAAACCGCATATCGAAGGAGTATGGCGTAATCGATGCTTCGGTGCAGCATTCTTCGTACCCGGAGCGAGACGTGGGAGACCTTCGAAACAACCATTTAAAGAGTCAGGAGCTGAACATGTCGAAACACGTAGGGGAGTACACGACCCGCTGTGAAATCGCTTTAGCTATTCTTAGCATGGAAGAGGATAACGCTCTAACCCATGAACAAGGAGATGTCCTCGTTGTAGCTACGATGGAAGCTCCAGATGACGCCGTACTGAATATCTCGTTAGCTGATACTGGATATCTGGTTACATTCAAGTCTGGCAAGACGACCATTACCGTCGAGCCGTAAGCAGCATAAACCACAGGGAGCTTCGGCTCCCTGCTACCTACTTCTTTTTTTTGTCCAAATAGGATGTCCGATTCTATTAGGCAGATCCGCTATGGCCATTAAAGTAGCAACTCTAGGTAAGGCTGGTTGTGTCGAAGATATTGATCTCAAGATCGATTACATGATGTGCTGTTACTTCTTTTCGAAATACAGCCAGACAACCTACTTCAAAGACAACGTACACTCGCTTACAAAGGTCATACAGCAATACGGCAACGATCCCTTCGCCATTGCCGAGAAGTTGAAGTCAGATCTCTACAGCTTCCTCTCAGAAGGTTTCAGCAGCGTTACTCTGGAAGTTACTTTGGACACCACAACGGTGGGTCCAGGTATTTCTTTACTAATCGAGGGAATAGTAAGCGACGGAGACAGCATCGATGTAGATTCACGAAGCATCGGATACGCTCTCACCGCCAAAGATTCCATGCTGAAAACAATCCTCAACACCAACAGTGGTACAACACTGTACTCCTCCTAAGGAAGACCCATGTCTGCTGAAATCAGTAAAGAAAACGAAACCGTTGGCACCGCTGCTGTAGCCGCACCTGCCCCGATCTACATGCCAGAAACCCCTGAACAACTGAAAGCGTTCGTAGCGGCCAGCGTCACAGACCTGCTGAACATCCCGGAAAACGCTACCCACTTCGCTCGCGTTGTCCTGTCCGGCGCCCTGAAGGCCCTGAACAACGAAGCGCAGTACAAAGCCCAACTGGCCATGCGTCCGGTCCTGACCCGCACTCCGTACGCCGGTTGCCTGCGTGCCGTGGTCAGCGCCAACACCGAAGCTGGCGACGAGCCTCTGAGCGTCGACATCACCACCCGCGCCGCTGGCAGCGAAGAGTGGATCGACTCCGGCATGCCGTACGAAGCTCTGCAAAAGGTTGCCAAGCTGGTTCTGTCGCAATCCACCGTGCCTGGCGATGTCTGGTACATCACCAGCAACCTCGCTGTTGACGCACAACTGGACGCCGCTGCTGAAGCCCTGCTGAACCAGGCTCAGAACGACGCCGATCCGGTTTAATTGCCGGCCTGACAGGGAGCTTCGGCTCCCTCGTCTCTAGGAGTTTTTTATGTCCCGCACTGGTCCTCGTGAAAGAAAGCCTGTAATCCGCAACAAGCCCCGTGAGGATCTTGAGGATAAAGGCTCTGAAGCTTACCGGGCTTATGTTCAGGAAGGTCTTGAACGGATGGCTAAAGCAGCTACGGAGATCAATGACTCCACGGCTGAGCGTAAGCGTAAGGTCCCTGAGCAATACTTCGTCAACATCCTTCTGCCGGTTCTACGTAAGTGGATTCGTCGGGAAGAAGTTGAAATCGGTCACTACTTGAATGTAGCCGATGGTCTCAACAATGAGATCGAAGTTGTCGATCAGGAAGGCGTGAAACTGTACGATGTGCCCCCATTGTTTGTAGACGTACCCACTCGAGTGGCGCGTCATGAACCTGGTGTCAACATCCCAACTATCCACAAGTTGGTTCAGATTCAGGGGATGCACGTTGATAACAACGACATGCGTCAAGTCTTCACGATCGAGAACGATCTGGTAGACATCTTGGCTCCGCGTGCAGAAGACGCATCCAAGACCCGGTGTCTGGTGATGTTGTGCCACATCTACGATCGCTACGAGCTACCTCTTGAGGAACTCGTTGGTGAGAAACTCGCTCCCGTTATTGCAGCGGCCTTGAGGGCTGCTAAAAAGCCCGGTACTAACGCCATTGCAGAGAGCGGTAATAATGCAAGATCCGACGACGACTTTATCATCGACTAAAGGCACCGTCATCAAGGTGGGGCTTAGCCGCCTCACCTACGCTGTCAGACAAGCGGGTGACCTGCTGATCGCTATTATCAGCGATGTACACCTCGGACATAACCGGGTTAAGTCTGGAAAGATTGTAGATGTACTGGAGAAGACCTTCCATGAAGAGCGGATGAAAGCTCTGGATGTGATCATTATCTCCGGTGATCTGTTTGACAAACGTCTCGCTTATGACAGCGATGACGCGTTCGTGATTACACGGTGGATGGAACGCTTCCTGAAACTGGCTGCAAAGCACAGCGTCGCTATCCGAATCCTTGAGGGTACGCCTAGCCACGATAACAGACAGTCCCGCTGGATGATTCAGTACAACGAAATGATTGAGGCTAACGCCGACATCAAGTACTACGAGAACATCGTCATTGATGAACTCATCCCCGGTGGTCCGACTGTCCTGTATATTCAGGATGAAGTGAACCACGACGCTAACAAGACCTGGAAGATGGTTCAGGACTTGATGCGGGAGCAAGGCATAGACAAGGTAGACTTTGCCGTCATGCACGGCATGTTCACCTATCAGGAGCCTGTACGTAGTATCTCGAGTCACCTTGAGGAACGGTACGAATCAATCGTAGTTCATTTGATCATCATTGGTCACAACCACCACCACACGACCAGCGGTAAGATTCGTGTGCCGTCCTCTACTGAAAGACTTAGGTTTAATGAAGAGGATGACAAAGGACATCTACAGTTCTGCTTCTCCCCAACGGAAGGCGTCTACGATGAGTTCTTTGTGGTCAATGAAGAAGCAACCATCTTCACGACTATCGAGGTAGTAGGTAAGACACTGAATCAAGTGATTGCTACCCTCAAGAAATATAACGGCAGTCCAGACGGTAGTTACTTCCGTTTGAAGCTCAGCCGAAACGATGAGGCTTACACAGCCTTAACCCGAATAACCGTAGAATTCCCGCAGTTTAACATCTCTACCAAAGTAGTGGATGGCGCTGGTGACCTTGACACAGAAGACACTGGATTGATAGTTGAGACCGTGACCCTGACATCAATCAGGCCAGACACGCTCATGCAGCTACTACTTCCACGTCTAGAGGGTACGCCTGATGACATCATGAAGGAGATCGTGAAGGTGCTGGAGAAAGGCTAACAGGAATAGATACATGACCGTTGAGAATATTTCACGAGAGAAGCTGTCCGAAAGAGCCATGGGTCAGTTTCCAATCTCCATTGCTACAAGTCTGGCAATTGAGTCTCTGGTCGGTATCCTTCCTGAGGCTCCTACGGACTCGCCTGAGATCTTCAAGCGGGACCTGCTGCTGATCAACATCCGCACGTTGATTCGTAACCTGCTGGGCTCTGTAGATAAGGAGGCGCGCACTTTACTCGAAGAGTACACGATGGCTGAAGCCGTCAGTAACGAGATGCGCGTTATTGAGGAGATCATCTCAGAGACGTCAGATGGTCGGTGTGAAGTAAAGTTCTATCACTGCACGTATGGTGATGTTCCGCGCAAGTACAAGCAAGCTCTGTTGAAAGCTCCGACCACAACAGCGCAACACATGTACTGGGCTCAGAAGAATCTGGTAATCAAGAATCTCCTGACTCAATTTGAGAGCGGTTCTCCTATCGAACAGTACACAACTGACTTCCCTGACTTCAATTACAAGACAGTGCTTCTGACGCATTATCCGATCGACCTGCTACAAAGGTATCGGTTTACCTCGTTAGCGCTCTTAGAATCGCACACAGGGGCTATAAAGACACCTCTTATGTGGAACACGAAGTTACTTGGCGGAAAGGAGAATCCGAACCTGCCTTTTGACAAGATGACCTTGCAGATGTTTGGTGATGGGATTCTATTCAGCCCGATGCCTATCAAGATCCGCAAACGTGTTCTGGAGCTAGCCGAGACCTACAAATGGACTCCGGCTACCACTAAGGCTTTGATCATCGACTCTGCCGCCTCCCGGAAAGATCCAGCGTTGGAGATGTTGATCAAGGATCTCTATAGTGCGTAAATAGTTATGAATAGGGACAATGGAATGTCCAGAAACCACATTCATCCTCACTCAGGTGATTTACATGTCGCAACAACCCGAAAAGAAACGCCGCGAACCGGAAGCCATCGACGACGGTAAACTCCGTCTGTACGGCGCTCCTCAGAAGGAAGGCGCCCGTCAGACCATGATCCGGGTGAAGCTGGATTCGAACAACAACAACCCGATCATCGAGGTCGACTTCGGTTACAAGACCGAACCGAAAGCTGGCAAGTCTGAAGGCTTCCCGGTCAAGATCGATACGCCGATGGCGCCGATCCCTTTCCGTACCCTGATGAACCTGATCATCCGTGTTGCGAACTACAACGGCGAAGTGTCGTTCGAAGTCGACAACTGGGGCTTCCCATTCATGTGGGATGCGGATCAGCGTAAGAGCGTTCGTGCCAAAGAGAAGATGATCATCTCTCGCTTCCAAGTGGCCAAACGTGAAGACGGTGTTGTAACCTTCGGCATCACTGCCAAAGGCAAGCCAGACATGGTTCACGAGTTCAAATCTGACGAATACCACATGATCATGCAAAATGGTCAGCCGGTTGATGTGAAGATCTCTAGCCGTGAAGCAGCGATTGCAACTGCTGAAGCCTGGCTGGAAGTGTACTACGAGCGCTTCACCAACAAGTGGGAAGAGCCTGAGTACCAGAAGAAGCGTCGTCTGGAAAACATGCAGAAAGCCCAGGGTGGCGGTGGCGGTTACCAGCAGCGCAATAACAACGGCGGCAATGGCGGTGGTAACAACTACCAGCAGCGTCCTCCGCAGCAACAGCAACAGCAGCCATCAGCGCCTCTGGGCGACGGTAACGGCTTCGACGACGATATCCCTTTCTAGGGTCTGAGAGCATTTAGCGTTTGTGATACAGGGTCTAACAGCCTTGTATCACGGGCTTTATGCCGCCTTAACGTAAAAATACACAGGCATACATTACACTATAGAGCAAGCACCATATAGTGACCAAGCGGAGTGTATTGATGGAATTCAGCATCACTGGATTTACCAAACGAAGTTTCTCAGCTGTCGCTGTGTCCCACCCTGGTGAAAACGATATCATCATTAATGCCGCAGGTTATGCTAACGCTAAACCGGGTGCAGTAAAGAACGATGACGAGTTCGGGATGCGCGTCGAGCTGTTCAGCGAGATCAATGATCTCATCAGCCGTTACAGTAAGGGGGATCAACAAAAGCTGTACGATTGCTACGCCCGCCTTGACACGGTGCTGGACTCGTACGGTACAGATGTAAAAGCCAGTGAATTCATGGAGTTGCTGCAAGATATCGTCAAAGGTATCTTCGACATCGTGAAGTTCGAAGATCTGCGTGATTACCTGACCAGTAATAAGAACATCAAGTTCCCCGCAGAACTGGCCGACACTTACGTTACAGCGGATAAGATCACTCCGATCTACATGGAGCGTACTTATCTGAAACGGGAATACATCGATCTGGCAGCAGTTGCATTGGGCCTACGGTGCATGATTCCTGTTTGGGGCGCCTTCCTTCCAATCGCTATAAAGGAAGAAGGTCCGAAGAAGAAGGAGTACGTTGCGTACAAACTTCTGGAAACCTGCCTACTCAAAGAGTGTCCTGCATTCGATCGTCTGGAAACTTACGTTCGGGCAAACACTACCGAGATGGAACACGAGATGGCTATCATCTTCGAGTTCCTGTCATCCGAGGAGATCCCTGTCTTCCTGATGGCACTGGCATTGATCCGTAAGGTTTCGATCGCCCCGTTGTCCGCAGAGACGGATAAGGATCACTTGATGAAGGTGGTCTTCAACTACGTCTGCGGTAACAACAACAGACTTCCAGCGGCATTCGGCGGTAACATCCGTTCGAAGATCGATGTGGAAGCAGCAACAGACGACAACAGTTCGGTCTGGTGCTATTACAAAATGAAGGAGCAGATCAGTACTGGCGACCTCTGCATCTTCCAGCTGTACATCACCGATTACCTCGAGGCAGCTCGAGCAATCGATCAAGAGATCACTGACGAACAAACCGAGATGTGTGTAGCCCGCGCGCAGAAGTTGGCACGGTTTGATCCGAACGATGCACAAGTAGCTCTCTGCATCTGGGTTATGTCTACAGTGGTAGCAGGTTGTGCGATCGAGATGTTCGACCGTAACACTCTGTTCACGGCAATGGGTATTTCCCAGACCGTCCTGTGGAAGTGGGGTTTCCCTCAATTGGCAATCCTGCAAAC